CTGGGAGCCACCGTAGCAGAATACCGAGAATCCGTCAGGATGTTCGGTAGTGCTGCCACTGGTATCCGTAGAGCTTGGCAGCTGTACCGCGGAACGCGGAAAGCTGCTCGTCGTCTTAACATGTGCGACGTTGCCGCTTCGGAGTTGGTCTATTCTTATGGAGTCGCACCACTCGTTTCGGATCTTTTCGATTCGATCGAGGTGTTGCGGCTCCGTTTGGAACGACCTGTCTTCAAGCGGTTTCATGTACGTGTTAAAGGCGAAAATAAGGAGAGCATCGACCGGGTTTATCCCGACGATCCTTTTTCTTATGTTAACTCTACAGGCGGTACCAGTGGGTGGACAAGTTGGAAAGTAAGTAATGATGTCGCTGCCTACGTATGGTTCGATCTCGAAAAGGCCTCTAACTTCACGTTAGGGAATCCTCTAGAAATCGGTTGGGAACTCGTTCCCTTCTCATTCGTAGTTGATTGGATGATTCCAATCGGCGATTATCTCATATCTCTCGACGCCCTTAAGGCTGTCGATCATATGACTGTTTCCAACACGGAGAAGCAGGTACAGGAACACTGTTTGTATCCTTGGGGCCGTACGGCCTTTAATGACTCTGGTGGCGAACGTGCCATCAGAGGCCAGAACGCGCGGCCCGCTCGTTACAAAAAGCGGACGCACGCGAGGACAATCAGTAATACTATACCACTTCCATCGCTCCCCAAGTTCGAACTTAGCGGTAGTTGGCGTCGGTTACTTAATGCCGTTTCACTTCTCGTAGCAGTACGAGGGTGTAAAGGCGTTAAACCACGTTACTCTGCTAAGGACTTTCCTGGGGTTTCCCTCTCCTCGAAGTAATTCTTGGAGAATTACCTTCCCATTATGGGATATCGTACGGAGATTCCGTACTTATTGTTAAGGAGGGCTTTATGCCTGCTGCAACAACTATCAGCATCAATGATGCCAACCCCACTGCGCACGTATACGTGCCGGTGACCTCCGAGGGCGGTCTGTCCATCTATCGCAACGTTGCAGATGCAACGATTTCTGCGGCGGAAGAGCAGATCGGTCTCAGTCTGTCTAGAGCGAGCTCAGCTCGCACTACTGACAAGGCGAAATTCACCCTCTCCGTGCCCCACGAACAGACCGTTGACGGTGCTGTTGTGGTGCGCGATGTTGCTCGTGCAGATGTTACTGTAACTCTGCCGAACACCATGACTTCGGGGGAGCGAGCGGATTTTGCGGCTTTGCTGCAGAATCTACTCGCCGACTCAGTCGTTGAGGATTATATCACCGACCTCATCCCGACCTGGTAGTGGCCCGCAGTGCGGGTCTTCCAGAATGGAAACTGGATGAAGATATTAGCAACAATTTTAACAATTGTCGCGAACTATCTTCGGAAGGTTCCAGTGGGTTCGAGGATCTTATCACTCTTTACGAGGAGAGATTAGACGATGAAAACATTTCTGATTTGCATCGTTCTCTTCTCGAGCGTCATCTTAGTGAACTCTTGTGCCCCTTTGGGCCCAATCAGTTCTTCTAGGATGTCGTGCGAGTGTAAAGATAAATGTCAGTAACTTAGACAGGAGAAAGCTATGCTATACAACTTAGTTGATAGCAATACCGATTCCCTTAGGGAATCTGTTCGCTTGTGTCACCAGCTCTGTGAGCTTATTAACACCCCACGCTCCCTTGCTGTATCTCTTATGATACAGTACGGTTGCTGGTAGGCATATTTAGAGCTTGAGATGGATCCTAGTGTGTACGAGGACCCTCGGCATTTCGCTGAGGATTACCTCGTCACTGAGATCCTACGCAAGCACCCTGATATACCTCTTGGTATTGATAAGGCACAGGTTGCCTTCGATTCCTTTAAGTTATCGGAGGCTCGTTGTTACTCCACTAATATTCGGCTAAAACAAGAGAAGCGAGCTTGGCAGCTCGCATTCTCTCGTAATATTGGCCGAATACTTGGTCCGTTGGCGACTGCTGACCTTCAATTCGTTGAAGATCACTTTCGTCATGGTCCTGGTGTAACGACGGGTGTGCGTGGTAAGGGTATGGTTTTATCAGAGAAATATGATAAGCCATTACATACCACATCGAGCCTTTTACCCTTCTTCCGTTGTATACTCGGAGAAAATTGGTGGAGACACCATTCTTCTTCCCGTCATACAATTGTCGAGGGTAATCGGTTCACAACCGTTCCGAAGAGCGCTAAGACTTTTCGCGGGATTTGCATTGAGCCTACGCTGAATATTTATACTCAGCTTGGTATCGGTGCAATTATTCGCAAGAAGTTGAAACGCTTCGGTCTCGATCTAAACTCGCAAGACAGGAACCGTGTACTGGCCGGTCGAGCTTACTCTGATGAGTTAGCTACGATTGACCTCTCCATGGCTTCTGACTCTGTGAGCTGTAACGCCATTTTGCATCACTTTCCAGAACGCTGGGTCGAACTTCTTGACCTGGCGCGTTCTCCTATGTGTGAACTCCCAGACGGGAGCTCACGGGAGCTGGCTAAGTGGTCGTCAATGGGTAATGGTTACACTTTTGAGCTTGAAACACTAGTGTTTTACGCTCTCTGTATGACCTTTGTCCCATACGACGAAATGCATAATGTTACGGTGTACGGTGATGATATTATCGTACCTCGTAAGTATGCGTCGCAGTTGATCGAGGCTCTAGACTTTCTAGGGTTTAGAGTGAATGGGTCGAAGAGTTTCTTGGCTGGAAACTTCTTCGAATCTTGTGGAAGTGACTTCTTTAAAGGGTTTAATGTTAGACCCTTTTATTTGAAGGGGGATATGATGTCTCCCTTCGCTATCGCCAATAAGCTACGCCTTTGGGCGTCGCGAATGGGCGGAGAAGTCTATTGCCCTCTAAGGTACAAACCGCTCTACGATAGTCTCGTCTCTTCTCTGAGGCGAGTCGACCGTAAGTGTAAGGTACCTCCCCATCTCGGTGACGCCGGGCTTATATCTTCTTTCGAAGAGGCAAAGCCTTGTGCCGCTAGGGATGGGATCGAGGGTTGGGTAGTACGACATCATGTTACGAAACCGGTGTTCCACCGATATCATAACTATGGTGTCATGCTACGCTTCCTCACCCGTCGAGGTAGATTTCTCTTAGACACCGCAATGGGTCTTCGAGATTTCCGTGACTTGGATTCCGCCATATTTTCTTACGGTCGAGAGACCGCAAGAGGCTTTCTCCGAGCACCTCGTACTAGAAAGACCATCGTTCACGATTGGTCTTGTG